ACACAGGGGGCTGGTTCTGTCGCTTGTGGGTATTTAGCAGGACAAACATCACAGGGGATTAATGCGGTCGCTTGTGGGTATTTAGCAGGACAAACAACACAGGGGGCTGGTTCTGTCGCTTGTGGATATCAAGCAGGGCGAACATCACAGGGAGCTAATGCTGTCGCTTGTGGGTATTTAGCAGGGCAAACAAATCAACACGCCAACTCAATAGTTATCAACGGAACAGGGTTGGCGTTAAATACTCTTGGAACAAGTAGGTTTATTGTGAAACCTATACGAGATTTTGGTGTGGAAGCTGGGTTCGTAGCCTTATTTTATAACCCTACAACAGGAGAACTTGCTTATACTTAATAAAAATATAGTTCCATATTATAATCTAATGTATAATATGGATAGTGATGGGAATGCTGTATCGGTATTAGAGGAGGCATTAGGAGAGAAAAGACCAGCAAGGAGTATATGGGAAAAATATATATGTTGCTGTATATATAGAGAGAAATGGAATGGACTGGCGAAGTAGAAGATATTTTAGAAAAACTCCGTATCAATTGCGTTAATTTAAGTGAGTATCACCGAAAAAGATATTATCATTTTAAAGCGTATGGTAAGTGGTTTAGATTGCCGATGATTATATTGAGTTCTATTACATCAACCGCATCAGTAGGATTACAACCACTAATGAACCAACAAGTTATATCAGGTATAACCTGCTTACTCGGTATGTGTATGGGGATAATAGGGGCATACGAACTATATTTAGGGATACAATCTAATATGGAGTTGGAATTAAAACAATCAAAAGATTTTTACACTTTGGCGATAGATGTATTTAAAGTATTATCTCTCCGTAGGGAGAACAGAGGAGAAGATGGTAAGGATTATTTAAACAAGAAATACTCTCATTATATTAAACTAACCGAAGCATCTAATTTATTAAAACGAAAATTATTAGTAGATACATTAACCACTATACCTACCGAATGTATTGATGAAACGCCGAAAGGTAGTGATGCTGGAGGCGATATAAAGTTAGGTTCATTATACCAAAAACCAAGACCATCGTATAGTGAGGATAATTTAAAAGATATAGCAAACCATATACAGAGTGAGATAGTCAAGATTACAGAAGTGTCTGCCGACGGCTAACCTTTTTTAGAATGTCTGCCGACGGCTAACCTTTTTTAGAAATGTAGGGTGTAGGGTGTAGGGTCTGTTTTAGTTAGTTATATTTGAAACCACCCATCAACCCATTCTCTATAATAAAAGGTTGGAGCGACCCTACACCCTACATCCCTACACCCTTTGGTATGGCTTGTATAAGTTGTATTAAAACAGCATTAGATTTTTCCCGTGTGAGATGAATGCCGAACATTTTCAAACACTTTTTTAATCCACCGAGTGAATAGGAGCGAAAAGCAGGTGGGTCGGTTCGTCCTATCTTGGCGTAATAATCGTCAAGGAAAGGGTAAATATCCTCCTTCTTTAGTTTATCCATCAGGTCGTTATCCATCTATATAATTGGATTTTATTTTAATGATTTCTATTAAACGCCTTCTGTAATTCAACGAGATTATCAAACAGAGAGGCGTGGTTTCCCCACAGCAAGGCAGCACTGAAAAGCGAGGGCGATGGGATTAGGTTGCTAATTAATCTATTCTCGGTTTTATTTCCTAAATGCCTTGCTAAATAAGCGGCTCTTTTCTGGGTGTCTTGGTGGTCTATATAGGTTTCTCCGCCCTCTAAACCGAAATGAAATATTTTCTTCTCTGCCCCATCTCGTATAACAATCTTGAACCTCTTGTGATGTCTTTTAGAACAAACTAATTCATCTATAATAACAGGCATGTATAATATAATATCACATTATATTATAGCAAGATGAAAAGAAAAACATTGGAAATGGTGAATGATGAAACCGCCGATTTAGTTGATGTTTTTTCCCTCAACGGCAAGGTTAGATTAATTGGGAGCAATTCACTACGAGCTATCCAGTATGGGAGCGATTACGATATATCCACCGTGTTGAAAGGCACTACAGGAGACAAGGTCGCAAAAGCAATCCAAAAAGCATACGAGACAGCAAAGAAAAACCCCGATTATTGGATTACCGACTTGAAAGCAGGACACGATGACCGCTTGATATACCGAGGGGATTATTCCAAGAAATCGGTGGAGGAATACTTGAAATCCCACAAAGACCTTATACCGAAGGCAAAAGCAAGAGCAATCCGCAAGGCGACAGGGGAGGACGAAATCAAACTCATCAGGGATTTATTCATTCTACGCTGGAAACCAGCAGATGTTAAAAAGGGCTGGGTGAAGATGATTGACGGAACACACCGCTGTTTAAAGGACGCAGTTTTAGACAAAACAATACTGAAGATTGACCTTCTGGGTCAGGTCGGTAATCAATTCGTAGAAGTGAGCGAGAACTACACCATCAAGACCCAAGATGGGTTGAATAATACCGTGAGGACTACGCCCCAAGAAATACAGGAAGACTTTGAAGAGGAAATCCAAGCCTATTCTCGCAAGGACAGTTTCAAGGCTCTCAAACGCCTCTTCTCTCTCCTACAGCACGACGGGGCAGACACTCACCAAAAAGCACTCGCTCAATTGGTGGATTTTTTTAACAGTCAGGTTGGATTTCTAAACAAGATTAGAAACGAACTCAAAATACTCGTAGCCATCTTGGAACAGGATTTTAGGAAGGTTGCTTGGAAAGATGTGGAAGAAAACCTCCAGTATATCAAAGAACAAATCTCCAATATATACCAAATCCCAATCAATTCAACTGTGTTCGCTGATATAGATGATATGACCGAGAAGAACGCCTTGCCGAGAATAACCGACTTGGTTGAGTATTTTACCGAGGTTATTAATAAACACTCACGAGGGTTTTTGGAACACATGCTTTGACTTTTTAATCTGCTACTACTGTATAATGAACTTTGAGGAAAAAGGACGATTTCTTGCCTACCTAAAGGACGACGATATTACTGACCGCAAAAAATGGGAGAAACTATTTCTCACCGACAAAGCTGACGAGGTGCGGGGCGGGGCGTTCCGTGATGTGAAGTTGAAAAACAAACCAAAGCTCCACTTTCAACCCGCTCCAGATAAAAAGATGGAGAGGAGTATTACCTACATCACTGGTGCGAGTGGGTCAGGGAAATCTTATTATACAAAGATGTATGTTGATGAATACAAGAAGCTGTATCCCAAGCGAGAGGTTTACCTCATCTCGTCCATCGGCGAGGATAGTTCTATTGATAAGATAAAGGGATTGAAACGGATTAAACTGGAAAAACTCCTTACGGAAGACCTATCAGCAAAGGATTTTAAAGACAGCTGTATCATTTTTGACGACACGGATTGCCTCGTGGATAAACGATTGCGAATGCGAGTCCAAGAGTTGCTGAACTCCTTGCTTGAAACAGGCAGACATTTTAATTGTGAGGTCATATATACATCGCACCTTGCTACGGACGGACATGCTACCAAGAGGATTTTGAACGAATGTAAATCTGTTGTTATCTTCCCGTCGGGGCTTGGGGGACGCAGTATTAAATACTTGCTGGATAATTATTTTGGATTGTCCGCCGACCAAATAAAAAGAATCAAGAAGTTGCCTTCTCGTTGGGTTTCTATCCAGAAAGGATACCCGATGTGCGTTATAGCAGACAAGGACGCCTTTATTTTAAACGACCCCGATGACGACGATTGATTGATTAATTATATAAATATAGCGATTGTATATACTTATATAAGATGGTGTGGGGGGTGGGTCTATTTATTTATTATTTGCTTGATAATATGCGGCTCGGTATTCGTTGATTTTATCTTTGTTGTTTGCTCGGTATTCGTTGATTTTATCTCTGTTGGCTGCTTTCCATTTGTTTTGTTGTTCGTTGATTTTATCTCTGTTGGCTGCTTGGTATTCTACCCGTTGTTCCTTTGCTTTGTCTATATTGTCTGTGCGATATTCTGCTCGGTTTCTGCTTGGGACTTGTCCGTTCATTGTGGATTGGAGTTCTTCATACCAGTATCGCTCTCGTATAGAACTTTCCAACTTTGAATTACACGGGTGGTGTTCTAATAAGACCATCGTCCAGTTATCCCAGCCACCGTGTTCTCTAATAATAGTGTATATTTTCATATTGTAGAGTTTCGTTGTTTTATTGCTTACATTACGACAGTAGTCTTTGTGTTGTGCCTTGCGTCTCGTGAAATCGGTCGTTGCTCCGTTATAAACATGTTGGACGGTTAAATCATTACACACTATTTTATAATGTAATGTTTTTTGGTAGTCTATTGGTAATCTCGGCATTTTATACTATATTGTATTATATTGTCTTTGTATTAATTCACTCTATTAATAGAATGTAGTTCCCACTTGTGGGTGTGTGTCGGTATTGCTTATAGAAGTGTGGTGGCGGGGTGTAGGCTGGGTGTAGGCATGTAGGGTGTAGGGTGGCTAAAACTTTATAAATATAGAATTGGCTTTGGCTTTTTTATATATAGAAACTTGTCTTTTTGCCTACAGACCCTACACCCAGCATTATTACATACATATTAGAAACATCAAAAGAAAAACAAGACTGGTTAAGCAGTCAAATAATTATATTTTTTTTTTGTTTAAAAGTGTAGGGTAGCGTAGCCAAGGGGGAGCGACCCTACACCCTACACTAATCCACCAGTCGTAATGACTTACAACAATATACACCAGTCGTAATGGCTTACCACAGCCACCTAACGCCTTGAAAGCAACAGTGTTTTCCCGCCGACCGAAATCGCTTGATGGGTTGTTTCGTTATACAAACAGTCCTCCAAATCATCATTCTCCAGTTCCGCCTCCAGTTCCGCCACCGCCACGCCACCGATTTCCACATCAACCTCCCCCCCGCTGTCGTAATCACTCCCACTCCCAGCGGCATTCAACAACGGGACAAAGCACTCTCCAATTTTGTAGTGTTTTTTCAGGTTTCCAAGATGGAATAGAGTCCGTGTGCCTTGGGAGGTTCGCTGCCCTTTCGCAATACACCCCTTTGGTAGATGTAGGTGAGTATAAATCTTTTTCATCAAATCTCCAGCCCCATTTAATTCATACTTGCCTCCGTTTTCATCACGCCAAGTGCGAAAGGCAGTATACAAATCCCCACCAAATCGGGTCATACAGCCATCGTCATCAACCTCTGCTTTTTGAATGACTTGTTGGGCGACCCACCACTCAAAGAATATATCCAAGAAGGGTCTGCTGAACCCCTCCAAATCCTGTTGGTAGTCTGTCTTGGGGATTTTTCTAAATCGCCACTCGCTGATGTCCCTTTTCATCAGGTAGGAATACAAGGAAATCAGGTTGTCTTCCACCTCCCAGTAAGCCCCGAATGTGTTGAAATAAGCCTCGTTGCCTTTCATCTCCTCGCTCATCTTGATAATCATATCTCTACGCTGTCCCTCCTCCAAGAATACTGGGTCGGGGTGGTTGGTTGGAATGATAAATCTGTGATGCGAACGGATAACATACGGGGCTTGGTGAAGGTTGCGAATAGTAATCTCCTTGTCGGTTTTCAACGCCTTGATTTTACCGTCAGCTCCAAAAGCATTACGCTTATCCACCTCGCTCAAAACCACCAAAAGGGAACTCGCCATCATCGGGTTAAAGTTGCCCCACACATCTCGTTCAGGATTGGAACTCTCAAAATACCCGCCTCCCATTATCTTCTTGATGGGGTCAAGCATTATCGTTTTACCTGTCCCTTGACGCCCTGTAATAACGATACATGTTTCTGGTTTCTGTGCGGGTTTTTGTAGCAGATGAGCGAACCAGTTGAGAACATACTCCTCTGCGAGAGCATCGTGGTCGCAGATTATCCCAATGTGCTTAATCCAAGCATCAACAGCGGTCTTGTTGTAGCGTTCATCAGTTTCCTCCCTCATTCTACCCTCAAACTCGCTTGGTTTCCAAAGATTGAGAACATTTGGCGGACAATACATCGGTGGCGGAATAATATCCGTCCTATCCTTGCGTTGGATACCAGCGTCCTCAATCCATTCCAGAATGAACTTTTGTTTTTTTCTCTTACCCGTTTCGTCGTTGATTTTCCAAAACCACTCGTGTTCGTAAGCACCCATCAAGTCTGTTCTGTTGAAAACCTTGTATCCAAGAAAGTTCTCATTACCGAGTTCATCAATCTCAAACAACTTTTTAAAGTAGTTGTTCGTATCAACGATTTTGGTGTGCTTTTTCTCGTGGTTGGTTTTCCAAAGGAGATACTCTTGCGGGTAGTGGTTGTCCTCCTCCTCCTCAACGGCGTTCGCCACCTCGCCCTCTGCGACAATCCCCTCCACAGGCATTGCTCCCGCAACGGCATTCGCAACCACCAAGTTTCTACGAGCGTCAATCAAATCGGCTTGAACCGTCCATTCCTCATACTCCTTTACCTCCATTCTCATCGCAAAACCAGTTTTCTCAAAGATGAACTCATTCACTCCATTAATATGGAATGCGTGGTCTGTATAAGGAGGCGGAGAAGGAGTGGTGAACCCGTCAAAGGCGAGGGCAAGTCTTCGTGGTTTAATGAGCGAGTTTTCCAATCCATACAGATAAGCCGCATGTAGGCACTCGTTCTCAAACACCCCGAGAATGTAGGAAATCGTCTTGTTCTGTCTTTTCCAAGCAGGAAGACCAAGAGAGGTGGGGGCAATCAGTTCAACCAGTTCAGGATTCGCATCAATTAATTTATTGTTGATTTTCTTGATTTCCTCCTTCAATCCTTTCCACCACGAATGACCTTCGTTGTAATCAGCCACATTACGCACACTCATCGGCATTTCGTTTTTCGCTGGGTTGCCCTTTGTAATTCCCGCATCGTAATCCTCGCCTTCTCCTCCAGTCGCCCAGCCCTGTAAACCTCCTCCGTAGAGGGAGGCACAGATGAGTTTCTTGATGTGGATTTTTTCAAGGGGAGGACAACCCGCCACTGAATGATGGTCGCTCAACATTTTAATAATCGGCTTCTTGTCTTTACACCAAGCGTCCAATTTGGGCGTTCTAATCCTCAACTTGAGGGCGAGTTGCGACAGCACCGTAGGGTGAGAGGCTACGAAATCGTAATCCACCCACCCTTGATAGTGGTAGAGGGTGTTGCGAATGTTTCTGGCGAGTTCAGTCAGGGAGAGTTTTTCAGTAGAGTAGAACCGTCCAAGACCTCCCTTTTTTTGATGGTAGATGATTTCAAGGTCGTTTCCGTTTTTTAACAATCTAATTCTTTTTTTGAGTAGGGTTTTGCTTTCAGGAGTGAAGCGGGGAATAACTAAATCCGTCCCATCAGCATTCTTGATAAACAGGCATTCTCCATTCTCGTTCTTCTTTTGCTGGGTAATCCAGTCGCCATCAACCTCTACATATTCCAAGTCAGGAACTTTGATAGAGGTGTTGTCGTCAAGGATAATTTTGGCTAAATGAGGGTCAAGCTCCTCGTGGAACTTGCCGTGGAAGGCGGAGTAGTCTGCGGAGTTGATTAAGGCGAGGTTAAGTTTTCCTTCAGCATGTAGAAAGTGGGTCATTGTATATACTTATATAAAGATA